CATAAACGGTATTTTTAAATATGTTTATTCCATTTAAAGAAGAAGCAGAACCACCAGTAGGATTTATTGCATTGCTTGTAATTGTTGAGCCATCAAATTTAATTGGTGCATCTTGTCCGTTTACCAATAGAGTATAGCCATTAAAAGCTACTGTTGACCATTTGTTGTTAGTATATCCGCTACCTAGAACACTAACGCTTGCGGGGTTTGTAATGTTGCTTATTTTTCCATCGTGGCACGCTAAAAATTTTCTTGTAGCTTGTGAGTAATGTTCAATTAATGTTTCAATATAGCTAGTTAAACCAGTGCAATAAGGAATAAAACCTTTTCTTGATTTTACCGCTCCTTGTTCGGGTATAAAATTTTCTAATACAACCGCATCAGTTGGCTCCATGTTGCTTTCAGAATCTCGAGTATTTAAACCGCCGTAAGGTGAAGGAATATTTACCCTAAGTGCTTGTCCGTTTCTTTCTTGCAATAATGGTTTTGAACTGCGTGTTTGTCTCATACATTAATTGGTTTATAAGCGCTAATATTAGAATTATAAATCTCAATAATTGGTTTAGCTGTAATTGTTCCCCTTGAGCCATTAGCTTTTACTCTTTCGGCAATAGCTTTTTCGGCAATTAACTTTTCTTCAGCGTAAGCTCTTCCGTTATTTTTTAACCATCTCCAAGTTGTGTCTAATCTCAGAATATATTCATCAATTACAGGAACATCGCTATCAGCTAAAAAACCTGTTTGTTCGACATTAGTAGAGCTTTTAACAATGTTTTTTGTAATATATTCATACACATAGTTTTCAACAACTGACGGCGTTCTGTGAATAACTACTTGATTATTTCTAATTCTGTAGTATTGAACCGTTTCGGCTTGTGTAATTAATGAGTTTTTTAAAACTCTCCAGCTTTCAGGAGTTAAACCCCCTATCATTGCCCAATTTTGGCTAGCATTCCAAAAAGTATTATCAACCAATCTATCAAAATCAGAAGGTAAATTATAAGTGGCTTGGCTTACTACGCTTGAAAAGTTATTTTCTTTTTGAAGCTCCTGCCATTGATAATTTCTAGCTAAATCAGTTACACTAGTTTTTACTGCTTGAAATATTTGTTGAGAAACATCATCGTTATTCCCAATAATAGTTGCGGGAATATTCGATGATTTAGTCTCTCTTAATATATCTGTGCAAAGCGTAAGTAAACTCATTATTCTAAATTATTTTCTTTAATATTTTCTTCTTTTGAAAATTTTGAGGCTTTAGCTTCTTTTTTTTCATTTAACTTTCTTAATTTTTCAAGTTCAGCTGTTAAAGACTCAATTTGAGCGTCTTTTTTTAGAATATCTTCTGCATTTGCATCATTTTCTAAATTTTCATTTTTTCTTTTATTGTAAACTTCAAAAGCTTTTGGATACATTACTTGATAATCAAAATGTTTTCTTATGTTATTTACTGTAATGGTCATTTTGTTGCCATCAACTTTTTTACAAACAATTGAGTGCGGATCTTCTTTATTGTAAATTTCAACATACAAATCATAGATTGGCTTTTCAGCTTCGTCTAATACATCAATAGTTTCTAAATCTTCATTAGTAATTTGCTTTTTTTTATCAAAAAATTGAACAAAATGTCCGTCTTTTTCTATTACTCTATATTCATTTGTTGGTTTTACAATAATTGTCATAAAATTTATAATTTGTTTGTTAAAATTACCTATAGGGATTGCTCCCTATAGATAAAATATATTTAATTAACCATTTCCGTTTAAAGAAGGGCGATTAATTTGCATTAAAGCAAAACCCGCAGATGGCGTTCCGTTTGCAGTAATGAATCGAGCATTGTCGATTGCATCACCAGAAACAACAGCATCATCTAAAGTTCCAGCAGTTGCAGTAGCGTAAGGTCTAGCACCTGAAACAACAGTTCCAGTTTTAACAACAGTTGTTCCTGCAATTTGATACCAACCATATTGGTTAGCAACATTGGCAGACATCGCATAAGCATTATTACCACGAGATCCAGCAACAACTCTAGTTGTTGTTCCAGCATCTAAATCATAGATTACTGGCTCACCAATTGCAGTTGAAGCTACACCTTTAAGATAAATAAATTCACCCACGCCATAAAGAGTAGTGTCTTTATCTACCGCATTAATAATTTTACCTAACGGTAAATTTTGGGTAGTTGAAGTTTCGGTAATCCCTTGAGGAATTATTTCAGATTCAATTGATATAAAGTTAGCCATAAAATTTTCTCCTTTTTAAAATTAGTTTTTAGCAACACCATGAACTCTAGCAGAGTTAATAGTTAAGTTTCCATACAAATAAACAGGAGTAATATAATACAACTGATTTACTGGTCTTTGTGTATCGCCTTTAGTAAATAATGGATTATTTAAATGTTGGAATTTAACATAATCAGTATTTAGGAAATACATATGGTTAGACGGGCAATTTGGATCATAAACAACAGCAGACGATTTATAAGCTAATTGTTCAAAACCTAATCTACCTTCGCCAGTAGTTGTGATTCGTTGAATTTGTTGCAAAGAATTTTCAAAGAAACTGTAATAGTTAATATCCGCTAAAATCAAATCAGGAAAAGCTCCTTCTTGAACTTGGCAAGATAAATATAAACTATTCATACCAGCTTGAATATTTGTTGCAGAAGCGTTACCGCCAGCAGAAGTAGAGAAATCATAAACTTGGTTTCTAAAAAAAGCATTAGATGAACGGTCAATTCCGCCAACTGTTCCAGTTGTTGGATCATCAGCAACTAACAATTGTAAACCACCTACGATTTGTCCACCAGAACCAGTTCCGTCAGAAAATAAAGCCGAACCTAATTGATTTCTTAAACTATCAATTAAATTTGTTCTTTTACCTTCTAAGAGGTTAAAGATTCTTGCGTCGCCTGTGTTTTGCAACAATTCCTTTTCAGAAATTTGGTCTGTTCCTGTAATCATTTTTTGTGCAAACACCGCAGAAGTAAATTCATCTTGAGGAGTAGTATTCAACAAGTCAGTTGGATTTTGCCATTGAACAGTTGAATTGCTTGCATAAGCAATGTTCTCTCTAAAGTTTGTTCCACCTGCTTCGTGAACAATTTTACCTTTATTTTGCAAAGCTTTTAACAATGCGTTATTACCGATTACCGAAGAGGTAACCTTTTCTTTCATAAATTTGTCAAGTGTTGACGAAATTAATGCTGTATAATTTGGATTAGCTGGCATATAATTATATAATTATATCTTATAAAAATTTACGAATTAAAGCTTTTTGAGATTCTTCGTAAGTTGTTGGCTTATTTGCATTAGCTACAGGTTTAGAAATTTTTTGTTGCCTCTTGGCTTCGTCAAATTTTTCCTTTTTTTGCTCATTTATTTCTTTTAGAATTTTTGCTTTCATTTTATCTTCATAATCTGGTTGCAAGATTTCTAATTTTTTATAAGCAGTTTCTAATGCTTTTTTTCTATTTTTTAAAGGATAATAATCTTTAACACCTTCTTTTTGTAATTCTTGATTATAAAAATTAACAAATTCAGATTGATAGTTTGTTATTAATTCTTCGTCATGCGAAGTATCCTCTAAAAAATCTGCTAACAACTCTCTAGCTTCTCTTTTATTAACTTCTTCTTGTAATTGTTTATAAGAATTTTGTTGAATATGTTTTGATTCGCGTCTAATTTGCTCTTCTGGTGTGAGATATAACTCATCTTCCATAACAGCTTCATCTACGGCATTTCTTAAGTCAAAATTGACTTGTTTTGCAAGTGCTTTAAAAGTTTCGGCAGGATTACTTTGAATACTCTTCAATAATCCGCTTATATTTTCAAGCTCTTTTTTAGAATTGCCTAGTTGTAAATGTAGCCTGTCTTCTCGAGCACGCTGTTCCTTGGCAATCTTTATAGCTTTTGCCCTGTCTTCAGGGTCTTTAAATGTTTTGACAGTTTCGATTAGTTCCTTAGGTAATCCTGATAATTCCTTATCAAAATCAACTTCTGGTTCTATATTTTCACTCTCTTTATTTTCGGTTTCTTCTTCTTGTGGTAATTCTTCGATATTTTCAGTTTCTACTATTTCTTCTTTTTCTTCAACAGCTTCTTGCTCTTGAATTTCAGAATGTTGCTCAATTAAATTAAGCATTTCATTTTTGTAGTCTTCTTTAATATCCATAATAAAATAATTGGTTAATAATAATTGTCAAATAGTTTTTTAATAATCTTTAATATGTTGCCCTTTTTGTTTTAAAGCTTCCATATAACTTCTTTTACTATCATAATGTTTACCATCACCATGATTATAAATTGAACCGTATTTTTTAATATAATTATCAAGGCTTAAATCTTCTTTGACGCCCTCGGGTAATT